GAGCACGTGTTGCCAGATGCGCAAGCTAAATGCAAATTAACAGGGGTACTTTGTTTTGCCCAGGAAAGCGGAAAGGAATGCAGGTGCTTTAATGTGCCGGCAGAGAATGTTATTGTAGCGCCTTGCAAGGTTGGCGATACTGCATACTTCCTGATAGAGGATAAGGTTGCAGGTGAGAAGTACATAAACCCTGAGCCTATTACGGATGTCTGCACCAAAGGCTTTTATACATCGGGGCACGAGAATAGTGACGAGAACGGAGATTTGTGGTTATGGTCTGATGTCGAGGGAATTGTATTCTTAGATAAAGCGAAAGCAGAGGAAGCGTTAGTCAACTATGGGTCAAGTAAAACGGAGGGGAATGGATGAAACGTATAATCAGAGTGTTTCCTCGAAGAACTTCATACACACCTGATGATGATTATGTATATATTGGTATGCCCGACTTATTTATTCCCGAACACGATGAGGTGCATATCAGCTGTACATTTACTTGGGATAAAAAGTATTGTGAAGAGCTTGCTTATCAGTGGGAAGGTGTTACAAATAAGCCCGTGAAGCTTGGCGGTCCCGCTTTTAAATCTGAGGCACACGATTTTAAGCAAGGTATGTACATAAAGAAAAACATTATATTCACTACAAGAGGGTGCAATAATAACTGCCCATGGTGTTGTGTTCACAGTTTGGAGGGAAAGCTGAAAGAACTTCCGATAGTCGAGGGCAATATCATACAGGATAATAATTTTCTTCAAGCTTCCCATCGGCACAAAGAAAAGGTTTTTGAAATGCTGAAAACTCAAAAGCAGATATGCTTCCGTGGAGGATTAGAAGCGGATTTAGTAGATGATGCATTTTGTGATAACCTCAACAGCCTTTATTATACTTTAGGGAGTAGAAAAGTAAGCAGAGTTTCGGAGCTTTGGTTGGCTTGTGATACTGACAGCCGTATAGAGGCATTTAAAAAGGCTTGCGAGAAGCTTAAAAAGGTTGGGTTTACACGTGAAAAAATTCATTGCTATGTTCTTAGCTACGGCAAAGATATGGAAGCTGACGAAGCAAGAGCACGTGCAGTATATGAAGCAGGTGCAATGCCATTTATGCAGTTGTACCGAGATTTCAGCGATACAAAAACAGAATATAGTGCAGAATGGAACGCTTTCGCTCGTATGTGGCAACGTCCTGCGGCAACACGTGCACATGTGGAAAAGGGTACAAGATTTAAAGATTTTAACACATAAGGAGTGATACAGAATGAAATATACATTTTGCAGCGATTGCGGTCACTGTAAACCTGAAAGAAAGAACGAGCAGGGCAAAGTAAGATGCGTAAAGCTTCATAAATTCGTTGACTTGAAAGACTCAAGCTGTGAATTTTTTGGCAGGGAGCTTACCGATATGGAGCGAACGAAAATTGAAGTAATGTCTGATGTGGCAACTATACAACATTTAAGGAGTGGTAAATGGTGATAGCAAACGATAAACAGCGTGAGAGATTGGTGGAGTTGTTGCAGGAAGCATCCACAGAAGCGGGGAAGCGTTTTCGTGAAACCGTGAAAAAGGTAGTTGCCGAAAAAGGTCGCTTTAACAGTGCAGAAGATATTGACCGCAGAAACATATATGAAGTCGAAGCTGACTACCTTCTTGAAAATAATGTGCTTGTGCTGCCATACGCATTAGGTAGTAAGGTATGGTGTCTTGGACAACCGTGCGGAGGATGCGAGTGCCTAAATGAGCCAATGACGGAGGAATTTATAGAAAGATGCCGTAAGTGTGATAAATGGGAAATCGGTGAGTGCGAATTTGACTATGAGCTTATACCGGAGTGGGGTAAGCTTGTATTTCCTACAGAGAAACTGGCAAAGGAAGCACTTCGTAAGAAGTTAGAGGAAGTGAGGGATGTAAGTGACAGAGCTTGAAATCTTGGAAGCAGAAAAATATTGGTGTGAAAATTGTTGTAACTGGGATAAAGAGCACGTGTTGCCAGATGCGCAAGCTAAATGCAAATTAACAGGGGTACTTTGTTTTGCCCAGGAAAGCGGAAAGGAATGCAAGTGTTTCAACGTGCCGGCAGAGAATGTAATTGTACCGCCTTGTAAGGTTGGTGATGTGGCGTATGAGGTTTTGCCTAAGTGTGGTTATATTAGGTCTCTTAATGTAGTAGGCTTCCATTTAGGAAAATTTCCCGACCTAAGAGGGCATAAAAGAAAAGAATATTTAGTCTGCTATTCTGATTACTCCTTAACACACGTTGATATTGATAAGTTTGGTAAAACAGTATTCCTCTCCCGTGAAGAAGCAGAGGAAGCATTGAAAGGCGGTGTGCAGTAATGCATAATAATCAGCTCGAAGAAAGAATTAGAGCTCGTGCGGAAATGGAAACTCTTAAAAACGAAATCCGCCAAAAAGAAACAGAAGTAAGAGATATGGCGTCCAAGATGTGTTTGAGTGAATTTTCCACAACTCAATTAAAAGCTGAATTAAGACGTAGAAAAAGGGAAAGGCAGGGTTGTATGTGATGGTAAGGTATATTGATGCGGATAAGTTATTCCGCTATGTAGATGGACAGACACATCTGTCTAAAGGAAAACTGCAAAATTATATTCGTGAGAACCATACAACTGATGTTGAGGGAGTAAAGCACGGGCATTGGATGGACAATATCAAAACCATTTCTACTGTTGGTACGCCAAATATAAAAGCACTTGTAGGTTACAAATGCTCCTTGTGTGGCAGAGCAGAAGTTTGCAAAGAACCCTACTGTAACTGTGGCGCCAAAATGGATGAAAGGAGCAATACATAAATGCCTGAATGTAAATGGTGTAAAAATGAAATCTGTGTAAATGCAGATTGTCCTATGAGAGCAGACTATTGCCCTGTGCCTGATATACCTGATGTATGCAAGTATGAGAAACGTACACAAACGACGGAGGGAGCTGACGTATAGTGAGTTACGGTGCGTTAAATGAATATAAAAAAAGATGGGCATACGAAAAGTGGTGCTTAGGATATACGCAACAACAAATAGCAGATGCATTGTATGTCTGTGAGAAAACTGTACAACGAGCCTTAAAAGGTAAGCCGAGAATAAGACCGATACTGAAATATGAATATGAAGGGGCTGACGTATGCAAAACCTAACAAACATAATAAGCAACGTGCTGCGTGACCTGCTTCCGCAGCATTTGGTGAGGATTATAACGCCGAAGTTGGTACGGGCGATTGTGAAAGCGGGGTACAAAATATGAAACACGGAAAAAGACCTACAAGAGCGCAAAAAGCATTGATGACAAAATGGCACCTTAATTATGAAAACTGGCTTGTGGTAAAAGATACGTCCACGGAAATGCTGATTGAGCATCGGGCAACCGGGAAGACAAGGACGATAAAGAAAGGATAATACATAATGAATATACAGAAAATAGTTAACCTTTGTAAAAAAAGCGGAACGCTCTATTTATATAATGCAAAAGAGTGTCAGTGGATATCTAATGGGTATGCAGTTTATCCGATGTATGGAGTGCCGCAATTTGACGAGGACAGTATATGTGCTACATACGGAATAAGTGATGAACAAAAAGAAAAGATGGTTATAAGAGAAAAGCAACCTCCGGAGAGCGGGATAAGCTTTGAAGATAACGATGCAACTGAAATTCCTGCAAAAGTTATCAGCCCCGGTATAGTTTATGCCGGCACAGATTATATGACAATAAGCAGTGAAAAAGGAATAGAGTTCGTAAAAAGAAAATATATTGATGTTTTTGACGAAAGTGTAGAATTGAGTGTAAGGACCTTAAATGACAGAACATATATAGCGGTCAAACAAGGAATGTTCCTGAAAGGAATAATCCTGCCGGAAACAACTCTCAGAGCGACGATAGCAAGCGAGATAAAAGATTTAGTAAAAGAATTATAGGAATAAAAAGGGTGGCAGGCGAGCCTCCCTCAGCCATTGAAAAATTATCCAAACTCGCCTGAAACGGCGAAAAAGAGGAAGTAAAAAACGAGCTTGGATAATGTTTTCAATGGCTGAGGTGTTTATACAATGTGTTGGTCTTTAAGGCGGAGGGTACAGAGACCCTTCCCTACAATATAAATAAAGAAAACAAAAAAAGAACGTGCGCGCGTTCTTATGAGGGCTTGGTTAACGGCTAACTAAAGAGCCATTTTAAATATAAAAGGGCTAAAGAGTAGTTAGCAAGATAAAAACAAAGGATTGAGAAAAATGCAAAACGGATACTGGGTAATCAGAACATATACATCGGGCAAGGTAGGAGAAAAAATAAAATATTGGGTATCAGGACAAAAACCGAGCAAAAACAGAAAACGTATTGCTGCGGACATCAGAAAGCTTGAAAAGAATGAAAAACAGAGCGAAAAAAACTTAGCAAGAATTTTGAATGTGAATTTTGGTGAAGAGGGCGTGCTTGTCGGTCTTGACTATTGTGACGAGGCATATAATAAGCTTTTTGGAGATTGCCTGACGTATGAGGAGATGATAGAAGCGGCAGAGCATCAGGTAAGTTTGTGTCTTCGAAGAGTACAGAGAGAAGCCAAGAAGCGAGGAATAGAGGTTAAAGCGGTAATTGTTACGGCTGACCTTGACGGAGAAACGAAGGAATGCGTGCGTGTGCATCATCACATCGTGGTAAATGCAGAAGCAGCGGAGCTGTTCCGTGAGAAGTGGAAGCATGGTAAGAGTGTAGACTTTGAATATCTGTATGCGCAGAAAGACAGAACACCACTTGCACATTATCTTATGGAGCAGAGAACGCATATACATAACGGCAAGGCATACGTTACTACACGAAACCTTGAAAGAGCAAAATGTGTTGATCGTATTGCAAAGAACGGAGCGGAGATAGCGCTCCCGAAAAACTGCGAATTGTTATACCGCAGCGCGCACGTGATGGGTCTTAATCAATATCTCAGGTACAGAATGCTGGGTACGGAGAAAAACGCATCATTCATCGCAAGCGCTCCCCCTCTTCCTCAAAGAGGAAGACTTTGGAATGATAGATGTGAAGGAGATGGTGAAGAATGAAAAGAGAGGAACAAAATATGCAGATAGCGTTTTTTGAGTGGGCGAGATGGAACGAGCGGCAAATGCCGGAATTAAAATTAATGCACCACATCCCAAACGGAGGCAAGAGAAGTAAAGCAGAAGCTGCGATATTTAAATCTATGGGGGTGCGCAGCGGAGTGCCGGACGTTTTCCTTCCTGCCGGGCACGGAATATACCACAGACTATACATAGAATTTAAAACGGACGAGGGAAGTCCTTCAAAAAATCAAATTGAATTTAAACAAAGCCTGCAGGAAGCGGGCTATTTTGCGTGCGTATGCCGTGATGTGGCAAAAGCTATAGAAATTACGAACGAGTATCTGCGCCTTCCAAAAGTCAATATACTGCATTTGCTTACAGACAAGTACGGTGAGAAAACTGCGCACGAATGCATGATGATTGAAACAGATTTTGATAGACAAGGGGATGTGTAAAATGGCAAAAATGATGTGCTGTCCGTATTTTGAAAGAGAAATAAGAAAACGCAATGAATTTGTGGGAGTAAAATGCAAAGCAGCGACAATAAATTTTCCAAGTAAAAATGCAAGGAGATGTTTTGTATATCCTTTGTGTGGAAGTATTGAGGGATACGTGAAGTGCCCAATCTTTCAGTTTTTGAGAGAGGAAGAAATAAATGGTAACAGTTGAAGTGACAAAAAACGGGTTGACCTTCCAGGGACACGCAGGTTTTGCAGAAAACGGAAGAGATATTGTCTGTGCCGGGGTAAGCACGCTGTATTACGCTTTGGTGTCGATGCCGGAAGTAGAGCTTGAGGAATGTGGAGAGCAACGGTTCGTAAAGTGCAAAGGTGCATATAAAAAAATGGCCCTTGCAGGACTTAGACTGCTTGCAAATACATATCCGAAGAATGTGCGGATTATAGGTGGCGGATGCAATTAAAAGCATCTGCCACCTATTTTGTTGAAAAAATGGAGAAATCAGAGAGTTTACACGCCCGGGCGCACACGTACGCGTGTACGATTCACACACGCACAAAGGAAAGTTGAAAATTGAAAAGAAAAACAAAAAACAACTCGGCAAAAAAGCAGGAACGAAATTTTTGCCGATAGAGGAAGAACAATTATTACGATGTGAGCCGCAAGGTGACACGGAGCTTATGATTGTTCTGACGAAGTGAGAGTCGAAAGAATTTTCAAATTGTGTTAAAGTGGGAACAGAAAGAAACGTTAAGGCGGTGAGGCGTGTGAAATGGCAAAGGTAGATAAATGGCTTAAAGAAAAAAATCTCGAACAAATACGCCTATGGGCGAGTGATAAAAATAATACGATTGCGCACATTGCAAAGCTTATAGGAATAAGCGCGAGCACGTTTTACAACTGGCTTAATAATTATCCTGAAATAGCAGAGAGCTTTGAAGATGGGCGAAAAGGCGTGGATGAAGAGGCTGAAAATGCGTTTTTCAAGCTCTGCACCGGATTTCACGAAAAGGTTACAAAGATGCATAAGGTCAGGCGGTGGAAGCTTGATGACAAAGGAAAGCGTGTTGAAGAATTTGAGGAATTTGTGCCGGTAGAGGAAGATGTCTATGTTCCGCCAAATGAAAGTGCGCTTGAATTTTATTTATGCAATCGTATGCCTGAAAAATACAAGGTGAAAAATGCTGCATTGCCTGCAGGAAAAGAAGATGAAGGCAGCAGCGGTGTGGTGCTTATTCCGGAAACTGAAAAGCAGGAAGAGCAGGCGATTGAGGCGGAGATTGTGGAGTAAATGCAAGAAAAACCTTGCAAACGGGAGGGCACAGAGACCCTCTCCTACGATGACGGAGGTGAGGAAGGTATGAATTTTAATTTTACGGTCAGGGGCGATAAGATAACGCCTGACGAAGAATATCTCTTTACAGAGGGAAATAAAGGCTCGTATGAGGCGGTATTTGACTTTGGCGAGGAATGGGACGAGCTTGCAAAGCTGTGTATTGTTGAAAATGGTAAAACGGTATACAAACCGATAGCTATAATTGGCAACAGTTGCTTACTGCCTGAGTTTATTCGAGGCAGTGTAAAGATAGGCGTTATAGGTGTAGACAGTATTGACGATGCAGAACAGACAATTAGAATATCCACAAATATGCGTGGTATAGGTGTTCAGAGCGGAGCCGCAAGCAAGGAAGCAAATGCGGAGCTTAGTATGGCAGCGGAGGTTTGGGAACAGTATCTCATTGAGATGGAAAACAACAGAAAGGCGGCGGAAGCGGCAAAAGAAGTAGCGGAGAATGCAAAGACTGCCGCTCAGACGGCGGAATATAATTCAAGCGAATACGCCCGTATGGCTCACGACTGTATGCAGGAGGCAGGAGCGGCAAGGTCTGACGCACGATTGTATGCTCAGCAAAGCGATGAAAAATCCATAGAAGCAATTGGTGCGGCAAAAGAGGCTGCTTTGTCAGCGACAGAGGCGAAGGCAAAAGCAAATTCCGTTTTAGGTATGACAGTGGATGCTGATACTCTTGAGGAAGGAAACGATGCAACGGTAGAAAAAACGGAGGCAGATGGTGTGATTCATCTGCAGTTTGGTATACCGAGGGGACAAACGGGAAAAACGGGCGCAAAAGGCGATAAAGGAGATAAAGGTGACAAAGGTGAAAAGGGTGACCGTGGAGAACAGGGACTTCAGGGCATACAAGGACTGCAAGGTGTTCAGGGAGAGCAGGGCATCCAGGGCGAACAAGGTCCCAAAGGAGACACCGGTGCACCCGGAGCAGACGGCAAGGACGGCTATACACCAGTCAGAGGAAAAGACTACTGGACCGACGATGATAAAGCTGAAATCAAAGCCTACGTTGACGAAGCTATCTTAGGGGGTGCGTGGTAATGAGCGTAAATGAGAAAATGACCGCCATTGCCGATAGCATCCGTGACAAAACAGGCACTACAGAAGCGCTTACCCTCGATGATATGGTAAGCGGTGTAAATGAGGTTTATGACAAAGGAAGTGCAGATGGTTGGACAGAGTTTCAGAATGCGCTAACAGGTAATGGTGAAAGAAAAAGTTATTACCGTGCCTTTTATGAAGCTGATTTTACTAAAAAAAGATTCGACCCAATAATATATCCTACAAATATAGGATATGCATTCTTACGATACAAAGGGAAA